TTTATACATGAATTACCCCTTAATGTTTCCCTCCATCTTTTTTTTGATCTTTCCCCTTGCTCTTCTTATTCTAGTAGCGATAGATCTTTTCTTAATACCATATTTTTCTGAGATGTCCTTATATTTCATACCATTAATTTCTCTATCGATCATTATATCTCTATAGGTATCAGGTAAAGATCTGATTTCATCCAAAACTGATTCGTAAATAGAGTCAATAGTATTTTCCTCGCTAAAAAATCCATATGCTGGATCGTCCTCGATAGTATAGAATCCTCCTATATCTCCTATCGTGTTTCTAGAAGAAAGATACTCTAAATCTCCATCCTCATGAGCTATTAATCTCTTCCTAGATTTCATAAGTAATAGAGATTCATTTCTTGCTATATTATAACACCAGGTGGAAAAATTACCTCTCTCCATATCATACTGATCTATCTTTAGCCATATCTTAGACATCGTATTAATAAAAGCATCATCTGCTAATTCAACATCCTTTAGGATCAAAAAGCAATGGTTAGATACACCAGGCTTAAGTCTGCTAAATAAATCGCTGAATGACTTGTCTGTTTTCTTTAAAATAAAACATTCTGCCAATGCTTGGATGTTTGTCTCTTTAATTTCTTTTGTTACTATGGGTTCTTTTTGCATACTTATATTTGGTCAAATCGGTTAATTTTATATAATTCTATTCCAGCATCTATTAGAAACGGGAGAGAGTCAGGGTTTCGGTAAACTTCGGAGAAAACTACTCTCTTTATTCCTGATTGTATTATCAGCTTGGAACACTCAAAACAGGGTGAAAGTGTTACGTATATCGTAGATCCATCAGAACTCTGTGTGCTCTTTGCAAGTTTGGTTATAGCATTTGCTTCAGCATGTAGGACGTAGGGTAGGGTAATATTATTATCGTCTTCGCATATATTGGGAAATCCAGTAGGAGATCCATTGTACCCGTCGGAGATTATAGATTTATCCTTAACCATTAAACATCCGACCTGCATTCTTTTACAATGTGAATTTTTTGCCCATGTTTTGGCCATTTGCAAATAGATGAGATCGTTTTTCATTGCCTTTATATTGTCTCCGTTTTCGTCTCCGTACAAAGGACTTTTTTGAATAAAGTCTGAATGATCCCACGAGATGTCAAAAGTTTTTCCAATTTTTTTGACACTCCAATTGTTTATATTAAGAAAATCAGGATTGGAAAAATCAAAATCTGCTGAAACTATTTCTCGTCCTGAATAATGCGATAGTGTAGATAACTCCATTAGTTTGTAATTTCTACAAACATAAGAAATTTATACGATAAAAAAAAATATTTTACGATATTTTTTTAAAAATTTCTAGAATCTGGTCTAAATGGTTGATCTAAAAGGGAAACCGTTAATGTACCTTCTAAAAGTCCTGCCATTCTAGTAAGTGCATTTTTTATATCCTGTATATCCTTATCACTACCTAATCCGCTTTTATTTGGTTCAGATGCTTCTGATTTTTTATCATTATCTTTTTTAGTATCAGAAGTAGGTGCTGACGTTGGAGTTGCTTTGGATTCTTCTGATCTAATTTCCTTTGATGCTTCTTGAGTTTTAGCAGCTTCCTTCTTTGCCACTGGTGTAAGCTTTTTAACATCATTAACTAATGCTGGATTGGCATTTGGAGGAATGGTAGATTTTTTTTCCAATTCTGTTTTGAATTCAGATTTTTTAGAAAAAAGATTTACAAGTCCGCCTTTTTTATCAATAGCACCTTTTAGTGCATTGAGTCCTTTTTTAGCTAAAGGACTAGCTATACCTAGGCTTTCTGCTGCATTCCCTGCTGCTGAAAATAGAGCATTCTCTGCTCCTGCACCTACTTTCGAAAGAAGAGCAGATTCATTCTTCTCTCTCCTAGCATTTTCTTCATTATCCTTATTCTTTTTGAATTTAGAAAAAAGCCCGCCCTTTTCTTTCTTGTCATCTTTAGCACCTACGACAGATTGGCTTTTTTTAAGATCTGCAGCTTCTTTCTTTAGATCTGCTTCGCTTTCTTTTACTAGATTATCTGGTAGTCCAGATAAAGATTCCTCTGCTTTAGCACCAGTACCTTTTTCTCCTTCTTTTTCTTTATCTAAAATTGTCTTTGTTGCCAAAAGTGCAGCTTTAGAAATTGCCAAAGTATTGTAATAGTCTCCATTTTTGTCAACCTCTCTTAAGATGTCGTCTACCAGTTGGTCCCTCTTTTCGTAATTAAGCTTAGATTTAGTAGCAAGATCCATTGTCTCGCCATCAATCTTATTAACCTCATTAGTTATATTATTTCTTCCTAAGTCTATTAATGAATCAATTATACCTTGAGCATTGCTCATTCTATTTGCAGTTTCACTATCTTTAGCATTGTCACCTTTATTTTCGTAATCAGCAGAAAGTCTATTCAAACTGATTACTTTTCCTTTGCTATCGATTACGGAGCTATTGCTTATGCTACCGTAAAAATCTACACTATCCTTATCCTTTATGATATTTGCTAATTCGGGGACTGTTTTTAAACCCTCAATTAAATCCTTTACGTTGATTGGAATGACACCAGCTCCTTTAGGTAACTTGACAACTTCCGGACCATTTTCTCCAACCAAATATTTACCCTCCTTCTTAGCAACCCCTCCCTCTTGGAATGCTTTAATTATGCCCTTTAATCCTCCAGCAATATTACTAAAATCCTTAGGTTGTTCAATTAGTTGTTTACCTGGACCTGAAGCGGGTAATATTTTACTCTTAGCCATTTCTGCTATTTTTCCCATCAAAGGTCCCTTCTCTCCTAAAAGACCAGAAAGAATCTTGGTAAGATCCTTTATCGCTTCACCTCCTTTATTAGTATCAGTAGCATTAGTCGTAGAAGCCTTATTAGAGGCCGTAGCGGACTCCTTTTCACTTTTCACAGATTTATCTGTTGCAGAGACAAGAGACTCAGTAGCGGACGTATTTTTCTTAATAGACTCAGCTAGAGAGTTTATGTTCCTGCCTAGATCGGCTATTTGGGAAAACAATTTTTGATTAGGATCTGCCATTTAATTTGGATATTATATCTATATATTTCAATAAAATTACTTACCGAAACTAAACAACTCTTTGAATCCGCTTTGTGCTTTGGCCTCTGCGTTCTCGACCTCTATGGCATCATTGAGTTTATCTATCCATATCTGGTATTCATAGAAAGGTATACTTTCTACCCAATTTGGGTCTAGACTATGTTCCTTCCATAGTCTGAATTTAATATCAAAGAAGTTCTCTAAAGATATCTGAAATAACGAAAAGAGATCTGAGCCCGTAGGGAAAGGTTATTTTAGCGGTGATCTCCATATCACCGCATAACGGGCACTTTTGTTTTACCTCTAGCTTTGTTCCCATTTTAATTCTTTCTGCAAGTTCAAAATATAAGCTAAATTCTTCTTTAGTCCAATAATCACTTTCTCTCATTTTAGAAAGTATTCTCTGAAAATTTAGATCCCTCCATTCATTAAACATGAAAGGAGCTATGTTTAAAAATCCCTCATCGATATCAATACCTTTCTTAGCACACTCACTTATAAAGGACGTTATCTCCTGAGTAACTCCTATACTAGGAATATACAGTTCTACTGTTTTATCAATTCTTTTAACATTAAAAACAAAACTTCTTGTATCTCTATTATAGTACTTAGCTACTTGTTCATCCAAATCATAGGAACTTAGTACACCTGTTCTAAGTTCTATTCCATCATTGAATGGACAATCAGGAGTTTGGTTACACGTTTTATGTGGCTTAAGTATTATCGAATTCTCACCTTTTACGAAAGTAAGATCCCGAATAGCCATTATAATAAAGAATCTATCTTCTTGTTTAAGGTCTTTATAAGAAACTACTCCCTCACCAGGAAAATCCATTCTCGAGCATCTATCTATAATATGAGTTAATTTTTCCTCGATATCCAGTTTATCATCCTCATCTATAGTAGAAAAATGTCTGATCTCTCTTACCTCTGCTGCTCTAATAGCAATTTTAGTTCCCTCTGGATAATACATTCCTTCTGAAGGTAAAATTTCAACAGGAATATTTTTCCATCCCATCTCTAATGATATTGGCCTATTTACGCTTTGAGCTTTGCCCAAAGACGATAAAGACTGATCATTCTGTAGTTGCTGCGCTGGCTGCTGAATTGGCTGCTGTATCTGTTCTTGTCTAGCTGATAATTCTTGAACCTGTGATATCACATTAGGTTCTTCTGTAACCTGTTGAGGATCATCATATTCTATACCTCCAGCAATTTCCTTTCTCCTAAGTATTTCTTCCGGCGAAATGTTATTGTCCATTATTAACTTATTTTTTCTTATTATATAACAAAAAACAAAAAAGGAGACAAATTAATTTGTCTCCTCTCGTATTTAATAAATAATATAATCTTACACGAATAAATCTTCCCAGTAATCACATATCCACGATGTAGATACTGTGTAGATAGCAGGATTTTCATAATCTAACTGCATATCATTAATAGCGGTACTAATAAAGCAAGAAGGTATTCTAATTCTTCTGAAAACGTCACCTCTTTTATTAAAGATAGAGATTACCATAGATCCAACATAATCACTCTTAATACCCATTGCTCCTGTTAAAGGATTATATATTAAATCGCTCCATTGTCTAAGTATCTTGTAAACGCTCATTGAATTTACGTCATTTAAGTTAACCTCAAATTCCATACTTAATGTCATATCACTAGTAGTAGGCTCGCCTGCAGCATATCTTCTTTGAGCAAACTTATATGTTTGTTCAACGTTTCCGTTTGCTAAAATATCTACAGCCAAACCAGTTATAGATTTAACTTGTTGTGCTAAAATTGATTCCCCTTTGAAAGTCGTGCTAGCATCTACTATTCCAGAAGGAGGTGTAATCAAAACCTCAAATTGGTTAAGATATACCGGTTCGTAGTAGTTTATCGCGGCTTTAGAGTTTGTAAAATGTGGTAAACCTGCCATTTATTTTTGTATTTTTTTTATAAGAATAGATCATCCCAGTAATCAACGGCCCAAGTCATATCATCAACTTTGAATATATCGGTTGATGTATAATTAAGATTCATTTCACTTATCGCCTTAGTCGGATAGCAGTCTTTACATGTTATTCTTCTGAAAACGTCTCCTTGTTTATTAAATATAGAAACTACGATAGTACCTGTATAGTCATTTTTAAGACCCATTGCACCAGTTAATGGATTATAGATCAAATCACTCCACTGTCTTAAAGTTTTAAAAACATACATTGAGTTATCATCATTTAAGTTGACAGTGAAGCTTAAGCTTAAATCCAGATAGGTATTGTCTGGTTTAGCTCCAGCATAGTTCCTTTTGGCAAACTTATATTTTTGAGTAACTAAACCCGGGTTTTTATCTAGGGTAAGCCCGCCGACCTTTGACACATGTTGAAGAAGTATATCTCCACCAGCTACAGCAGAAGGAGGTATAACTGTAACCTCAAACTGGTTCAGATAAACAGGTTCGTATTTGTTTATTGCTGATAATGAATTTTGATAATGGGATAGTCCTGCCATATAGGATTACTGTTATTTTCTATACTATATATCATCGCCATGCAATAAAACTAAAAACTTCGAAACAACAAAAATAACGGCTACAATTTATTGGGCTACATTAGTTTGAAATGGGGTATACAAAAAAAATCCTAGAATAAATTAATATTCTAGGATTTTTTATATACTTAATTTTTATACGAATTGGATAAAACCTCCAGCTGCTATACCACCCGTTCTTGTAACAGTGATTCTATTTATGAACTTCTGTATGCCTCTAGCAGGTTCAATGATAACGTCTATAACTCCCATATTCATATCAATGATTGCTGGGGTGTTGTTAGAAGCATCCATAACAGTTTGGTAGTTGTAGATTCCACCACCAGCTCTTACGCCGTCTAGGTAGTTATCTACTAATGTTTTAATTTCAAGTCTAATTGAATCGTCATTGAAATCAAATAGATAATTAGATAGAATAGATTGAACGTCTGTTTCTACGCTTATTAAAAGGTCTCTTACATGGACTAAATTAAATGCAGAGTTAACTTGTTGATAAGCAGTTTGATTACCAAATATTACTACTCCTATTCCTCTTCTCTTGATGATTGGATTGATACCAAATGGTTCAAGATTTGCTCTGTCGTCATCGGTAAAGTCATATTCAACTCCTACTATACTACCGCCACCACTTAAGATACCTCTCTTTTGACCTGCGATAATTGCATAAGGTTCACCAGTAGCAAATTTTCTAACGAAGTTGTTAGATACCATAGCAGCTGGCGGTACGTTTATATTTCTATTAGATTCTCTGATAGTGATATAAGGAGCGTAGAATGCAGCAAATTTAGATCCTTCTGCTTCACTAGGTAAGCTGAAAGTATAACTAGGATTTAATGATAAGTTACCTCCATCAACTATGTAAGAAGTATTTAAGCTTGGATAAGGATTAGCAGCTGTAGGAGCATTAGTAAATCTAGGATCAGTACTAGCCTGGAATTGAGCCATTGAAGGAGCGTTAATAAGAGCAAGTGCTTGCTGTCTAAGCATTGCCAATCTACTTAATTGTTTCTTAGATCCGCCTAAAATTTGACCAGAGAAAGTATCTACTACATATCTGAATGATATAACGTCCTTAGATGCTAATGTTTTAGCAATATTAGTGTCATACATAACATTAAGTATCTCAGTAATTCTAGCATCACTACCATTAGGTCTATGTGATTCTTTCATTGTAAATCCAGAAAGATAAGTGAAATCAAAAGATCTAGTGAATTGAGCTATCGATTGGAATTTTTGTACTCTTGACATATTTCCGTCTCCTGAATAGTAAAGTACAGGTCTAGCGCATACTACTTCATAAGTTCCCGATGTGGTTGTTGAAGCAACTCTAGTGATCTTAGCTAATCTGCTTTGTTGATTACCTGTTGTAGGTACGCAAATGTCAAGATCGGTAGAGACTACCAAATCACCAACTGATATTGGGACGTTACCGTTAGCATCTGCTGTTACGAAGAATGATGTTGTGTCTATTCTAGTACAATCTACAAATTGGTTAATTGATCCTTCTTTGGAGATTATATCAAATTTCTGGCTAGATACCGGGGTACCTATATTATCAGAAGCAAAAGTGGTTCCAAATAAAGCTATATTGTTTATGGTATTACCCGCTAAAGAAATGTTTGTATGCGATCTGGTATTAACATAGTCAAATTGATCCCTATCAACAGTGGTTTCGAAAGAAAGATTATTTACAGAAGTTCCTGCTGAATTTAACCAAATAATGTCTTCGTTAGCAATTTCTCCATATTTAACATTCTGGAATAACGAAGATGCGTTATATGCTTGGAGAACTCTTGAGGTTCCGGTAGGTGCATTAGGTCCAGTTACCCCGTTAGGAGTAGGTACAGAGTTAACGATATCTAGGTAATCAGAGTTACCGAATTGGTAAGCATTAGGGTAGAAATTAGGGTTACTTCCAGAAGCACCAGTATTATAAGACGTTATAGTATAAACCGGGGATACAGTGATACCTTGAGATCTATAGAAAGCAGTGTCTAGAGGATGAGAGAAGAATATTCTAAGTTCACCGCTAACATCTCTAGTCCCAGTAACTTTAAGTTTAACTAAATTATGTAAAGAGAATTGGTTAATTAACGCTCCAGTTGCTCCAGATATACCGTTAACCACACCAACTATAAATTTCTGATCATCCGAAGAATTAACGGTCAAGAAAGTTTTTAGCTCATTCTTTTGAGCCGCAGTTTGAAAATAACCCGATGTTCCGCCAGTACCTGAAGTCTGAAGATAGTGCAATCCACCATCATAAGCATTCGAATCATAAGGAGCAAATGATTGATAAACTACACCAGCAGTTGTACCTGATCCAGTAAAGGTAAATAATGTACCCGCTTTCATACCTGAGGTATATCCAGTTAATCCGGTAGGCCCAACAAATCCAGTAGCTCCAGTAATTCCTATTACATTTTGGGTGTAAAGGTAATCTGCAACTAATGGTTGGTCATAACTTAAGAAGTTAATAGCAGGATTAGCTAAATCTCTATCGCCAGATAATTCATCAATAAGGTGATTTCCCACTAAATCTATAGTGTATGGATTAGCACAAATGTCATCGAATGCTTGTTCATCGATAGCACAGAATAAACCTGTTGCTGGTGAATCAGAATTCACTAACGTCTGAATGTATTGGTTAATGCCATTAAGATCTACGAAATCTGGAATTATACATCCTGTTACCGAGGTAACAATATTAACATCCTGTTGATTAAGAAAAGAGTCGATTTGGCTTTTTTTAAATCCATTATTGCTAAAATAAGATTTCCATTTAGGGTCTAAACTTAAAGCTGCATAATTAGTCCAATCACCGGATACTGCTATTACATCAATGAAATAATCTGAAATATAATCATAAGGATGCATGAATGTAGGAACATTATTAGCTCCATACCAATCTATTGCAAAGATATCATATCCTTTTAGTGGTTTAGATGAGTCGGTGGACTTTCTAGTAATGATACTGATAGGGGTTTTACCTAAATTTGTTAATGCAAATAGCTTTCCTGTATCAGGAGTGCTTAAAGTTGCTAAGAAATAATTAGTATCTGCGAACCAGAATCTTTCTTTATTGTAGTATGATGAATATAACTCTGAAGTTACGACACCGTTGTATTGCTCAGTATCAAGAGAATATGCTTTGTAAGTAACCTCGTCTGCGCTTCCTGTGTCAACATCATCATTAAGCTTCAATAGATTTAAACCGAAAACTGGACCTGTATTTAAACAGGTTAGTATAGATCTATGGAAAAAGGATCCTTTATTTTCTAAAGATCTATCAATGTCGCCAAAAATAGAGATCATAGTAGTAGGATCCGGAATGTATACCGGGGTATTGAACGGTCCCTTGTTTGAGAAACCCACAACCAATCTAATAGTTTGTGATGTTAGGATGACGCTTTGTGACGCGTCAAATTCAAGGGTATAAACCCCTGAGGCTTTAAACTGGGAATAGTCTATTTTAACCTTATTTGCCATTATTTTTTAAGATATTTTTTGCTTCTTTACTATATATCGAAACAGAAAGCAGAATATTAGATCTGTTACCTCTTTAAAGCAATTTACTAAAATCACCATAGCTTTTTCCGTCCTTAGTTGAATGGGCTTTGTTTCCGTATCCATATTCATCGCTCTCTACTGAAATACCTGATTCTAGTTTTGCTGTTATCAGCTGTTTATATTCATTATCAAGTTCATCGAAAACGTCACCGACCATCTGGTTAAAATCATATCCATCAAAAAGACCAGGTAGATTTACCAGAGTCATTGCGACATCATCATGTCCAGTTTGGCTAGAATACGTACCCCTGCTATTAAGGCCAAATGTAAATAGCTCGGGAATTGTCCATTTCTTATCGTTTACTAGGATTTTTCCTTCTCTTATTAAGCTCCGAAGAAGTTCGCAATATTTCATTTTATTCTTTTCATTGTACTTAATACCTGGTTTTAAAACCCTTGCAGATTCGGAATGCTTTGTAAATAGGAACATCTCATCGTAATACTCATCATCTGACATAAGTTTCTCGTAAAGCAATTCACCCTTGAAGTTCATCTCAATAGCTAATTTAACTCTATCGATGCTAACCACCTTGATCAGTCCTCTTAATAACTTAATAAGCTCTTCGAGCTTTATCTCATTATCTCTAAAAACCCCAACCTGTACAAGTCCAAAAAAATCCGATTCGTCCTCAAATTCATGAATAGATTCGATAACTTTTTTAGGCAAAGGAGTAACTTTAAATATATTAACTACAGTATAGTCTCCCTTAACACCTGCACTTATATCCACAGAAAAGACGAATTTTTTTCCAGGAGAATCTGCATTATCCAGATTAAATTTAGGATGCCATAATAGCTTTTCATAATTAAGACTTTCATCATAATGTAAGCAATCTATATCTCTCCACTCATATTCAACCTCATTGGTCTTGATTTTTTTAAGCTCATTTGAACCTAAAAGCAAAGATGAAGAACTTAAGAATTGATTTCCGTACTCCTGATTAAATAGCTCCTCGCTACCTAAGTTACCTATTTCTTTCTGTTTCCATGCCTCGTCCCTTCCCGGTACTTGCCACCAATCCACTCTGATCGGGTTGAAGCTATTTTCCCCAGTAAGAGCTCCCTGATAAATCTCATAGAATTTATTCATACCGTTTGGTGTAGACGTTATGATTATTCTTGATACCTTCGATGATGATACGGTGGGATAGGTAGATCTAAAAAATGCTTCGATGAAGTTAGCATTAATGTGGGCAAACTCATCCATATAAAGGAAATGAATGGTAAAACCAATACCTGATGTTTTGGTAGTTGTTTTAGCAAGGATTCTACATCCATTATCAAATCTCATTGACATCACATTATTAACAACCATTCCAGGTTTAAGAAAGAATGGAAGACCTTTGATGATTGCCTTGATTTTATCCATTAACTCTTCAGCAGTGTCACCCACGTTGGCTAGAATCATCGCATTTTTGTCGTGATTGAATAACAGATACCAAACAAGGATTACCGATGATGTTATCGATTTTCCTACTTGTCTAGGTGCTAAAAATATATTAAATCTATTTGCTTGATATTCTCTAAGTACAGAACTTTGGTAATCCCTAAGCTTGATATAATTCAATCCCTCATCTGTCATTACCTGGCAATATTTAGCAAAATACGTAACGTCTTCAGCGCATTTTCTCATCTCGAGAATCTCATCATTGGTGTATTCCCAAAGTAAATTTGGCTTCTTTAAATCAGGATTCTGATCGTGAAATGGATTATCGACTTCTTTGTAATCTAATCCTTCTTCGTCAATTTTTCTAAGAAGTTCATTTACTCTTTCTGTGCTCCAATAACTACTTTCCGATTGTGCTTCTTCTTTCTTTATTACTTCCGAAAACATATTATTCTATTATATCGTCCTCGATGATAAAGTCGCTTTGGTCTTCATCATCGTCTTGCGGACGAAATTTATCATCAATTAATTTCTTATCTCTCGCATTAACAACTGAATTAGGGTCAATTTCTATGGGTTTAACGTCAATAACCTCGCTACCTAGTATATCTCTTAATCCTTCCATTATACCTCTAGTTCCTCTCGATCTTATACCTGTGCTATCAGTATTAGAAGGATAGAAAGTACTAGTATTTCCGGTCTCGTTTTATTTGGGATTGAAGCTGGGCGAGAACCTCAAAAATTCTAGGATGCATGTTCCCAAGATCTATCTCCTCTAGTAATTTAGTGATTGCGTGTTGAGCAGATTTCATCTGAAACATCATCGAAGAAACGTTCATTGCGTCGACCTTTTTCTTAAGATCCAGGAATTCTATGTGTCCGTGAGCTCCAGGGTCAACATAGAATTTTGCTACTGAATCCATCAGAGATCTAGCCTCAGTTAGAGCGCTGAGTTTTTCATCAGCAAAATTCATAAGTTCTGATGTTTTTAATCTCGGGAGTGAATCGGTATCTAAAGAAATCGAATCCAACGATTCCTCCATTATTATGGCATCCAGATTCTCTTTTATTTTTTCCTGTATTACCTTTTCAGGTTTAGGTTTTCTTCTTGGCATATTTTATCTGTTTCTAGCGAACTTAGGTATGTTCAGCAATGGTTTAGCGTTATCAATTATGTGTGCTAGCTGTGAATCCCTTACTATGTTTTGATTTAAAACAGTAGATTGTGTATCAACATCTATCATATTTTTAAATAATCTTATATTACTTAAATATATTGGACCTGTAAATATCTTATAAGCATTGTTCTCCGTTCCGTAGAATGGACTTGCTTTATCAGTGTTGATATCAGAAGGAGCAGAAAATAATATAGGATCAGTAAACATTCTAACTTCCTCGTGTAATTTTTTTAATTTACTTGATTGCTCATTAGGATTAGCCGGATCGTAGGTGAGACCCCAGATGTTAGCTGCTATCTGTTTATATACGTTAGAAACGTTAACCACTACTCCATACCATTCACCATATTCGGGGGTGAATTGTAAAGGTGAGTTGATTATCGTATTATTTAATCTGATAACTAAACTTCCCTGACCTAAGAAAGGATTTGTATTTTCGTCCATTACTCCTGAGTGGATCAGATCAACCCTCATGCCTTTCATATCACCGGCTTCATCTAAATAAAGACCACTAATTAGATTTCTACTTTGTGCTTGTTGAACCCTCCAAACTATTGTTCCTTGGGAAAAAGTTGTTGAGTTATTTTTAACAGTAAATCTATATTCATCAATAACATCTATAACCTCGTACCCTCCTGAATGTAGCTTATCTGCCTTTATAGCAACATATCCCTGAGGATTAGAAGCATAGGATTCCCATTTTTCTAATCTGTGTCTATTTGGATATGTGCTTATATACAGGTAATCCGAATCAGAGTTTTCTAATGTTGCATTTAATATTGGATATCCTCTTTTGATCATCTTACTATTGTCATAGAAATCTCTTAAACTAAACCAACACGTGTAAGCTAATTCTTCAGTTTCTCCTAACAAAGGCAAAGATTTATATCTTATAGCATTCTTATATCTACTTGAATCATAGGTGAATTCCGACACATCTGCGAAGGCTTCACTTAAATCATAATAGTTGTTTAATACTATTGTCCAGTTATTATTAAGATCATATTCTATTATAGGAAGATCCTTATAAACATAAGATCTAATAGGGTCCTGAGACATTTGTGTTATTGTAGTAGCGTACTGTTGAGGCTTAGAAGACTTTAATTCTTCAGCTTTAACTTCTTCACCGAATAGTTCTTGTGTGGTTAATGCTATACCTTCAAGCTCCTCTTTATAAGCAGGATCTTGAAAGTATGTATTACTTCTAGGACTATATTTCTGTAGCTCTATTTTAAAATAAACAGGAGCATTCAGAAAATCCCTAAATAAATAAGTTGAGTTTATTTCATAAATCCTACTAGTTATAGGAAAATAAATTATATCTCTCTTTCTAGGCTGTGATCCTTTACCGAATATACTTTCAAAATATTTTCTATCTATTTGAATTTCTAAAGGATTTTCAAACTGAAGTCCAAAAGGGTCGTAATTTATTTTATTGTCAGGAAATTGATTTTGTGGAACTAATATTTTAACGCATTTCTCGTCAACAACATTGAAAAGCGTATATTCTCTAAGAATAACATCCTTACCTCTACCTTGTGGCTGAACAGAATAGTAATTTGCTTCTAAGCCAAAAACTTTATTAACCATTTGGCTTAAATCCTGATAAAGATTTAAAGCTTTATTCACTGCATAAGGATTGAATGTGAAATTGCAATCACTGAATATAACTGGTCTAGTTGAAACCTCGTTAGAGCATATTAATGCTGGTCTATATATTACTTTTTCCGGGGTATCTGCATAATCAAGATCCAGTTCGAAATTAACAATAACTATACTAGGATCTATCGGTTCATCTGTGTTATAAATTATTGTGCCGTCATTGTTAACAAGTACTGACGTGAATCTGAATTCTGGGTAGAACTTATTATTAGGGTCTAAAGTTATCTCGAAAAGATCAGAAAATTCATTTGTTAATCCACCCAGTGCTGTTCCAACGTTTGTCCAAAGCGACCATGTTTTTCCATCTATGCTATATCTGAAATCTATTGCAATATCATCAGCATCTATTCTAGGACCAGAATTATTACTATTCCCAGCATCAATTATCCAGCCCTTAAATTTAGTGACGTACATAAACGGATTATCCCATGACAGTATTCTATAATTGCCTATATACGTGAAGTTTAAAGCACTATCGAGCTGTTCTATTCTGGTATTATAATAATCAACACTAGCACAAGGCTTATAGTAAGTTTTTCCGTCTATCACAACTGTGTGATATCCATCGCAACCTATTTGTAGTGCTCTAGCTTTTGCAGATTCTACAGTAGCAAAAAGATTATCTACCGAGGATTCTTTAATCTTGTCGGTATTCTGTAATCCGTCATGATATCTGTATCTTATATCGGTAAGATCATATTGATCTCCGCTTCCGTTATAAACTGGGTTTCCTTTCTTAGGAAATATGTCATCTGGATTAAAACTCATTATTCAGTGAATATCTTTTCTTTATATATCAACTTAAATAAATAAGAGAAGCTTAGGATTGTTTAGCAACCCATTCGATAACTGACTGGAATACATGTTCAGGGGTTATTGATTTAGTGCACTCGAAATGTCTATCGGTGTCCTTGTGCTCAGGACACCACATCCAATCACCCTTGTCGAACTTATGTTCAACATTATTAAAGCAGCCGTGGCAAACATCCGTATTTATTATCCGAAGGGTTTTATCAGAGAATTCGCAAAAAGGTTGGCTGAAACCTGATATCATAACGACGGGAACGTCTAATCCCCATGATAGCCAAGAAAGTCCGGAACCTACACCAACAAAAAATTCACAATTAAGTATATCGCTTATTGCGTCTTCTATAGGCTTATCACCAGTTCTATCAATTACATTAGAAAAACTATTTACTTGTTTATGCACTACCACAACCTCATATCCAACGTTTTTAAATAGATCGATAAGATTCTGCCATCCCCCAGGGTAATTCCAATGCTTTGCCGCAGCAGTAGATTCTGTTCCTATACAAATATATTTTTTATCAGAAGGTGGGTCTTTTATTATTTTATTTAGTCTTGGTTTAATTTCACCTATATAATCTAGACCTAGTATATCAGATGCAACCTTTTGGAGAGGACATAACCTAGGATCAACTTTATGTTGATTGATATCTGTTTCCTCATACCAGCCAATACCAATCAAAACATCTATATCGGCATCACTATATCCAGGATGTTTAAATTTAAGATTATCGTATTGGCCGTCAAATAGATTATTCCAAAAAGTAGTGACTGTTATGTCAGAACAGTTATGAACCTCAGCAAATCTATTAACATAAGGTACCCAAGCTAAAGTGTCGCCAAGTGAGCTACTTTCTAAAGCAACTACAACTTTACCGGATCTTATTTTTTCAAGGAGGAAAAATTCATGGACTTGATCTCCGTTTTTATTATAAACTGATATATTTATATCATCGATCCATCTTCTATATGCATAGCAGAAGTGCCCAGTAGTTATTTGAGAAGAAAATAAAATAGAATTAGTTGCATCTTTTATATGTACTGTGTATGGCTCTTCGTTAAAATCGCCAAAGTCTATGGTTACTTTAGGAGATCGATCAAACTGAGATCTGATCTTTATTTTATGCTTAAATATAGGATAATCTGACTTTTTTATATTGTCATAGATAGATATTGATTCTCTGTGTATTTGCATTAATCATTTATTTTTTTAATAAATCCTAGGATTTCTAAAATAGTATAAATATTCTTTGAATCATCGTTGTCCATATAATATGCATTTTCATTATTATTATACGAATCTAAATAGGTTGGGAGATTCCTAAATAATACAGGTGTCTTCCATGAAAGTGATTCCTTTATACATAGCGGATTTAATTCAAAAATTGAATTAAATACAAATAAATCTGCAGCCTGGTAAAACATATCAACGTCATTCCTTTCACCCCAAATAGTACAATTTTCTGGCAATTTATTC